TCATCACTTGGTTAGCCATTGTTAATCTCCTTAAGCGGGAAGTGGGGTGCGCGTGCCGCCTGCTTGACACGGTATTTTTCGTGTTGCTCATCGTTCAGCACACACTCAAAATGATTGAGTGCCACATACCCGGATGGGTCGGAGGCTGATGGACTTGGGACACCCGCATGCTTCGTTGCGACATGCAAACGAGCCATTTGTCCACCTATATCATCGGTGAGCTTTTCGCCACAATGCAGACAATAGCGACCGGGCGTGCGCTTGATGACATAATGCAGGTCTTCCGGGTGAACATGGAAAATCAATTCATCTTCAACGATTTCCATGATGCCCATGCCCAGACCTTCGGTAACAAGTTTCACGGAAAAGTTTTGCTCCGGCGACACGCCAGTATGAGCCAGCGAGACATAGTCAAGCTCGGGAGTCTCGCCTTCCCTGGCTCCCTTGTAAATACGTTTCACTAACATTTTTACTCTCCTTTTCTAATTCCAGAACGCATCCGCAGGATGCTGATCCGGGTTCCTGCCTGATTTTCGTTGAGACAATACATGATCGGCTCCACTGTCTGCTAGAATCTTCTTGCCTTGATCTGGTCACCCAATCCACCATTGGTCGATCCCTGGAAATACACCGGTGCATAGAACGCATAACTCTCACTGCTGTTTCGCGATTGATCGATGGAAGCTGATCCGCCTGCGGGGTATCCATTGGCCGCCGCAAAATTCAATCGTCGCGTTGCCTGTGCGAACGTTTGCTCGACGCTGGCGAGCGCATCCAGCCCGCCCATGCCGATGCTTCGGAAGAAGTTGCTTCCAATGCCAAGACCCACCCGGCTCGGTGAATGCTGGTCGAACACATCCAGGATGGAGTCGATCATGTTATTGGCGATATCGCGCACAACATCGTAAAGCCAGCTTGCCGCGCTGTTTATTCCCTCGCCGATGCCTTTGATAAAATTCTTTCCGATTTCAGGCAGGGTTTTAATGAAATTTGCCAGTGTGTCGCCCAATCGCACGATCAACTCGCCAATCGCCAATAGCAACAGTGGAATATTCGCCACGATCCCGGTGACCAGCATTCCGATTAATTCACCGCCTGCGCTCGCGATCATTGGCAGGGCCGCGATCAAGGCATTCAGGACGGCGCCAATGATCTGCGGTATGGCTGGAATCAAGACCGGCAGTGCCATGATCAGCCCCTGAGCCAGCCCAAGAATCAATTGCAGCGCCGCGTCGATCAGCATTGGGATGTTCCCGACCAGAGTCTGTACGATCGTGATCAACGCCTGCACGATGGCAGGGATCAGCTCCGGCAATGCAGCGGCCAGGCCCAATGCAAGCGCAATGATTGCCTGTAGCCCGGCATCGATCAACATCGGCAGGTTTTCGATCAACGCATTCACCAGCGTGAGCAGGATCTCCACGCCCGCAGTGATTAGCGTCGGCAACGCCTGCACGACGAAACCAATCAATGATGTGATGATCCCGATCCCCGCCGGTAACAACGTCGGAAGCGCGCTTAGGATCGATCCCATGAGACTCTCGACCAGGCCCAGCCCCGCTTGCAGCAACTGCGGCGCCTGCCCGGCCAGGTCTGTCACGATCTGTCCGACCAAACCTCCCACACCCTGAGCGATCTGCCCGATATCGCCATCTGAACTGGCAACGATATCCTTGAAGGTTTGCAGGTATCCGCCCGCCTGACCAAAGATCTCCTGGAATCCCGGCAGGAAGGCCGTGGCCAGGGTGCCCAGTGTGCCCTTAAGTCCAGCCTGCAGACTGGCCAGGGTATCGTCGAAAGACTCCAACGCAGCCACGTCCTCCTCGGACATCACCGCGCCCACCTGGTGCGCCTGGTCTGCCAGCCGCGCCATCTCATCGGCGCCAGCCTTGATCAGCGGATTCAACTCCTGCGCGCTCTTACCGAAGATCTCCATCGCCAGCGCATCCCGCTGGGCCGGGTTCTCCACTTTTCCCAGCGCATCGATCAGGTCATCGAAGACCGCCTGGTTGTCTCGTAAATTGCCATTGGAATCGACAACACTGACGCCAAGTTTGTTGAAGGCCAGAGCGAGATCACCCACAGTTTCGATCTCATCCTCTTGTTTGCCGGAAGCGAGCTCCGCATCGAACTTTGCCTGCTGTTCAGAAGCGGTGGCCATCGAACGGATCAAGCGCGCATTCGCGCTGGTGATCGTGTCGAGACTCGTCCCTACTTGATTGGCAATAAAATCCAGCTCCTGTAATCGTGTCGTCGATATCCCCGTCTTCGTGCTCAGATCCACGATCTCTGCCGCGGCGTTCGCACTCGAAAATACCAACGCCCCGATCGAAGCGCCCACACTGGCCACGGCCACAGCCAGGCCAACCACAATGGTGATCGCACTCTTCACCACCGTTCCAATGCCACTCACGACAAATTTGAAACCTTCGAACTTTCCACTGGCTTCTTCAGCATCCTCCCCCAGATCCTCCACCGAATCGCCCGCCTCATCCGAACCGCTTCTCATCTCCTCGAGTGAGCTTTCCGTGTTGGTCAGCTCGTTCTGCATTTTGCCGAGCGTCTCGTTTTCCTTGTTTAATTTGATCTCCAGATCCTGCGCCGCACGGCTGTTCTCGCCCTTCTCAACTTTGATGCGTTCGTACTCCGCCCGGGTTGCAGCCACCTTCTGCTGCTGGATCTCCATCTGGCTGTTCAGACTCTTGATCCGCATCTCCAACCCGCTCGCATCGTTGGCCCAATCCCCCAGCCCGGCTGCAGACGCGCGAAACCCCGATTCCAGGACTCTCAGATCACGGTTCATCCCCTGTACATTCGTCTTGAAATCGGTAGTGTCGAGTCCTGCTTTTCCGGAAAGTTTCTCGTCAGCCATTTATCGTTTCCACAGCAACGCTCAAAGCTCCACCTGGTCCGCAAACAACTGCCTGGGCAATCCTCGCTTGCCTCGTTCCTTCCATTTCGGATACTCGAACATGAACGGAATCAAACTCTCGATATCCGTTTCATCGATCTCGGTCAGTGTCCAGTGGAATAGATCGACAAACGAACACTCCAGGCTGATAAAAAAGTCGATGCCATCATTACTGCCGCCATCAGCCTCCTCGCTTATGCCCTGGGCGGCAAGGTAGGGTCCATGATGCCTTTCGCGCGGCTCACCACGGACCGCACCACGGTCACCATCTCCGTGATGTCGGCTTGCTCATCGAGCATCTCAACAGTCAGGCCAGATGGAAACACATCGATGATGTATTCTGTCAACGCATCGATGTCCGACTCCTCATACTGCTCGGTGTTTTTCTGTCCGATCTGCTTATAGAGTCGGATGCCTTTCTTAAGCATCTTCCACGGCACGAATGGCCGCGTGAAGGTCTTCGTGATCTCGCTCGTCTCCGGGTCATACAAATTCAACGTGATGGGTGTGGGTAATGGCATGGTTTCTCACAGGATGGAGTGAGCGCAATTCAAAGGATCACGCCCACTCCCTAATTACTAATTACCGATTACTGCTTATGCAGTCGTGAAATCGTACGCGCTCAGCGCCAGCGCCTGGCCATAGATATCGGTGGCGCCAGACACAGTGATGATGTATTTTGTCGCCGCGCTCAAGTTTGAAGTCGGATCGATGGTGACGATCTTGGCCGTCGCATCGATGGTGATCGTTCCGGCAACCACCGCACCTGCCGCACTGACCATCTGGATTCCGGTCACGCCGGTGCGCAGTGCATTGTTGAAGGTCAAGGTCGGGCTGACGCTCACAGCCACACCGGTCGCAGCATCCGCAGGCGAAGGCGTACAGGTCAGCGCGCTCGGTGCACTGTAGGCAGGCACCTGCACCGCGGTCCACCAGTTCGCCGCGCTGAACCCGGCATGCGAATCGTCACCCACCGTGCGCTTGGCGGTATCGGTCAGCGACGCGCTAAGTGGGAATTTGAAGATCGTCCGCAGCGCCCGCAACTTCAGTTTCGTGCTTTTCGGGTCCGGCGTATCTGTCTCGGTCGAGGCTTCCTCATCGAACGGGCTGAACTGGCATTTCAGATACCAGTAATATTTGTACTGGCCGCCCGATTTCTTTGCGCGATACGCGATTGCAACATAGGGAGGCGTGCCGCCATTGTCATACATCCGTCCATTGACTTCATCCCAAACCTTGCCAAGCAGTGTTGCCTGCAGATCGGACGGAAGGCCTGTGATCTCCACATCCGCTTCACTCTCGCCTTCGGATGAAAGCGAATCGAACGGCTGGTTATCCGCGTATTGGACTTTTGAATTGGTCTTCGGCTTCACACTGACGTTCATCAGCGGAGCCAGGACAGCAGGCGTGCCAGCCACGTATGCACTGAGATCATCCTGCGTCACCAACGCATAATACAGTTGATCCACGCCCAGATAAGATTTGTTGTTGAGTGTCATATTTCATCTCCTTATGAGCGTTACCCGCTCACGTAAAAATAATCCTTTGCCAGGCCATAATGGCTGGTATCTCGATCCTTCGGCAGCGATCGTTCAGGACCTTTTACAAATCCTGCTGCAGTCATTGCCGCATCGACATTAGGCAAACTGGTCAGGCCATTGATGTCCATGATGTTCACCTGCACACGATACAAACGCACCTTCTCGACATTGTCCGCATGTTGCTCGGGCACACCTGATATCAGCGAATAGACGATGAATTGATTAGGCAGGTCGCCGATATAAACATCCATTCCGAAAGGCACAGCCGGACTGAGTGTCCCGAGCGCATCATTCACAAGCTCGAAGATGGTCGGCATTACTCGACCATCCCTTCCGCCTTGAGTGATTCACGGATCGCTCTCATCGCCAGAGCCTTCTTCCGGTCGAATGACGGTCGGAAATAAGGCTGCGCTGGTATGTTCTTCGAAGGGGAACCGAATTCTTGAACGGTTCCATAGATCGCGATCTCTTTCGGAGCGTCAATAAGGCCAACTTCCACATAACTAAAGTTTCCATCCTGGAATGGACCGACAATTTTGATGTTTGCCTTCAAGTCTCCTTCATCCACGGGCACCAGGACCTGCATCTCTGTATGCAGCACAATGGCACCTTTCAACAAAGCACGTTGCGCCGCTGCATCGATATCCAATCCAGCCTGCTGGATCTCTTCCAGATACTGAGCCATGCCTTTCATATCGAAATGTGCTTTCATACGGTTCCTATAGTCCGTTCCACGATCATCTCGATCCAGCGCTTGCGGTCCTGCACCGGATCAATCGAAATGATCTGCCAGGCTTCGCCACCTTTCAACACGCGCCACGTGGTCAACACATCCTCGCGATGACGGATCGTCACCGTCGCGCGCTGCACAGACTTCACAGCAGTCTGCACATTCTCCTGACCATGCGCATTGATCCAGCGCGCCTTCACAATTGGGTTTGTGGCCGCATTCGCGTATGTCGGCTTTTGCGCGCCGCCAGCATCTGCTCCAATCGTCGGCAACTGCAACGTGATGCTCGTCCGCAGCTCACCGGCATTGATTCGATAATCAGCCATTGCGTCTTGTTCCTGCAGGAGCTACGCTCAGCGTACAAGATTTCTTGTGCTTCCGGGATCGAGCCTGGTCAAACAGGATTGAATCTAAAATCTTCCTCATGGGATCACATCATCCACCGGCGACTTCAGGATCACCACATACAAATTCTCCGAGAGATCACCGCCATTCAACTGCTGGATCTGTCCACAGACAGAGATCTCGCTTTCGAACTTCGCGCTTTGATCTCCGCTCGATCCATAGACTCCGACCAGCTTAATCACATCGTCGCCGATCAGGGCGCCATCGATGGCGATGCCACCCGCGCCGTTCGCACCGTAGATTTGATACGTGCGGTATTTCAGTGCCTCGGCTTCGAGTTGTGTCAGTGTACCCGTCAAACCGAATGGCATCACGCCTTCACTGCCAATCATCGCCGGGTTGTCGTACCACTGTGTGAGCAGCATCCCCGCAGCGGCTTTGGCAACCTCGTTGACCGGGTTGTCCGCGGTCCAATCACGGCCCGTCGCGCGCTGGATGAATGCGTCCACCTGGGGCAATAACATCAACAGCGCCGGGTCCGTCGCCTCGGTGCGCACATAATTCGTAGCTTCATTGGGAGTAAGAATGTTCATCTTTCAGCCTCGGCCACATTATTCGTCGCCTCTTGCGTAATGCTTTCCTAGCCTTTTCTGGATCGCCTGACAATCCTCTCCGCAGTCTGTTCGACATCGACAGGAATCTGATCAGACTCTTGTTCAGCCTGGCTCTTCATCTGTGGCTCGATCGGCTCCGCTTGGAGCACAGGTGCAGGTGCAGGCTCAGGAGGGCGGTCGATCACGATCCAGCCCTCCAATTTATAAGCCTCCACCTTGTCAGCCGGGACGTTCATACGTCCCTGCCCTTCTTTTTCCATCAAGGTGAGCGTATTCATGGTGCAGCCTAACCCAGTAAGGTCGCAATGGCTTCGGACTTCACAGCCTTCACACCCCACGCCACGGATACCTCGATCAATACTAGGTGATATCCCGGATACACGGAAAGCAGGAAGGACATGCCGCTGTACGGATCCGTGATGACCTCATGTTCGCCGAGGGAGCCCTCTTTGGGAAGCTCAGGCAGGCGGGTCAGCAAATGGATGGCATTGCGCTCGAAGGCGAAGTTTCCGGTGTAGGCATTTCCAACCGCCACCGGATCGTTATTCACCCAGGCGACCCGGTTGCCAGGCTTGGCAAGCACGATATCGCCATCACCATCGCCGGCGAAGCCGGTATTGATGATGTACTTATTGGTGTCGCGCCCGGTTTTGGTGTTGGTCAGGACATCGCCCACCAGGACGGTCCCCGTGCCGGTATCGATATGGATCGACGACGATCCAGCGGCATACCCTGCGGTCAAATCAACCAAATAGCCTGCCGCTAAGCCCTTGGTGTGAGCAATGATCTGGGAAGACTCATGGAAGTTGAAACCTTGTAATCGTCCAAGATTTCCTTCACGGAGCAATTCGTCTGACCCCGCTTCATTGACCTTGAATAAGCTGGATTGTTTGCTGCGGATGTTGGTCCCGGCGGACGTATTGAGTATGAAATGCATGTCACCCGTCCAGGCGCCGTTATCCATCAGGATCTGGCGGATCTGGGCAACATCGGATAGGTCGGCGACCGTGCCGAAAGGTGTGGTGCCTGCCGCTCCATACGCGCGTGAGGCGCCCTGCTTCGCGGCAATGAACAGGTCATACTCAATTGTATTGACGAGCGTCCGAAATGCCTGTGCGAGCTGATCCTGCTTGACGTTATCGTAGATCTTACTGATCGACTTTTGTTCCTCCCCGCGCCAGACAAATGGCACCTTATAAACTTTGTTGATCGCCATCTGTCCATAACCAACGGTCTGACCGGTCGGTTCGGTGGGCGTCATCGCAGGCGTGACCGCTGTAGCGGCCATCGTGGGGACGATTGGATAGGTGACGTTCTGGTTCAATGCCACCATATCCGCGGACGGGTCCATAAAGACCGCGCCCAGAAAACCGGTTTGCTCGCGCAGTACACGATCAGCGGCGAGCTGGGCATCCACCACGAGACCGGTTAAGGTATTTGCAGTCATTGTTTATTCTCCTTCTTTAATCTTCTTTGATCTTCATTTTTCCATCGTTTTTGGCGAAGGCTATTCTTCGATTTGCCCGTGTTTCTTGGCAAACGCCAGGCGTTCCCTGGGTGGAAGTTTCCGATAATCAGCGAGCTTCATCGGAGCCACGGCCTGCTTTCCATCTGCCGTATCCAGTGAGCCCGATGGATTGGCAACATCCGGAGGCGACGTGAAGAGCGCAGCCATGTTGTCATTGACCAGCGATGCATCGCGCATTCTGGCATACAACTCATTGGACTGCTTCGCTTGCTTCTGTGCCTCGTCCAGCGCGGGACGCAGATCAAGTGCCTTCTGTTTGCCTTTCGGGGTCCCATCGTTGAAAGCGGCATCCATCTCAGCCAGGATCCGCTTCACCTCTGCATCCGCAGCGAGCGCGGCGTCGTAATAGGGTTTTAGGTTTGGCATATTATTCTCCTTACTTGAAAATTTGAACGTAG